TACTTCTCTCGCTGGCAGCTGGTCTTTAGATTTCTCTCGCTCGGCAGAAAGCGTGTGCATGCACCAGCAGCGTAAACTTCCCTTCAGGATCTGCAGCGTCAGAACCATCTGCTGGTAAGCCAAGTGTTCTGCCTTTCTAGTTTAGAATAGTTCTAAAAGATAATTGTTGCATTGATATATGGGATTTGATAAGACAGGCGATAAACTAACAAAGGAGAAAAATATGGGTTTAGACCAACACGCACATCTTCGAGGTCACAAAGTAGATTGGGATAAATACTTTGATGATGATAAAGAAGAAAACGAAAAAGTTTTCGTGTGGAGAAAACACGCGAGACTGCAACAGTTCATGTCAGCAAAATGGGATGAACAAAACCAACACCATAAACATGAGGGTCATCTTGCTCATTTAGGTTTTAATGGAGATCAAGACACGCCTGTCTATATAACTGAAAAAGTCGTCAAAGAATTAGCAGAACAAATTCAAGAGGGTTTTAAGGATTATGTAGCAGAAGATGGATTTTTCTGGGGGCAACAGTTCCAAGAAGAATCTGTGAAAGAGTACAAAGAGCAAGACATAAAATTTCTAAAATTTTGTGAACAAGCGATCAACGACAAGAAAGTCGTTGAGTATTGGTGTAGTTGGTAAATGAGTTCGCAAGATAAAAAGCGAGGCGACAATGTCGCCTCGCCTCGCTCTCGTAAAAAAGGGCAAATGGAACAAGATAAGATGACAGTACAGGTCACGAAGCTGATGGGGAGATTGTCAGAAATACTGGGTAAAGATTTTGTACAACTAGAGGTTGAGCCAGTATTTAAAAAAATAAATAAAAAAAAGTTAAATTAACTATTGCAATCAATATCCCACTTTGATAAGAGATGGTGTCAAACTAACAAAGGAGTAAAATGACAAACGCAATAAAAAAGCTAAAGCAAGATGAAAAAAAAGTAGTCTTAGCTTATGCTCAATTAAAGCTAAAGTCTAATAGACTTAATAAAGAGATAGACACAATGAAACAAAACCTTGTTGATGTGTTCGAGAGAACTAATCAAAACTTAATCATTGTTCAAGACGAACATGGAAATAGTTTTGGAGTTCAAAAAATAAATCGTAAAAGAAAAAACTTTGATAAAGAAAATTTCAAAGTTAAGCACAATGATTTATTTAATGAGTATCAAAAGGTTATTGAATACTGTGAATACAAAGCAATTGGGAGTGATGACAATGCCCAGTAACTTAATCAACATTGCTCAGACCTTAGCCAATAGAGTTAGAGGTACTGAACTATCAACAGACACTAAAGTTGATACTAAGACTGAGACTAATCTTAACTATGAGTTAATGTATAAAATGTTAGAGAGCGAAGTTGAAAAGCACATACTAGAAAATCAAGGGAACAGATGTGTAGACGAGTTTAGACAAAACATACTGACTAAATTCCAGTCGCTTGTACAAATACTAATTAAATAATAATTAACAAATCAATGGCGCTAACGCGCCATTGGTGTAACTTGCGCATAGCAAGGCTCACAATCTACTTCGACCTGCAATTCCAAAATTCGGTTTACAATTCGCGTTGCCTGGCGGGTGCTTACCGTGCAAAGAGGTTTACAAAGCAATATACATAAATATACTAGGGTCCCAAACGGTATGAACGTAGAAAATCTTACAGAAGACGAATTAAAAGATCTAATTCTTAAAAAGCAATTAGAGTGGATCAAGTTATGCCAGGATAATTTTTTAATTTTTGCTGAAACAGTTTGGCAAGATTTTATTTATCGTAAAACAAAGGACCCAAAGAAATATGGGCACCATCAAATTATTGCTCAATCCTTTCAAGATATAGCAGACGGGGATGCAAAGAGGCTCATAATTAATATGCCTCCTAGGCATACTAAATCAGAATTTGCATCATATTTATTTCCTGCTTGGTACATTGGAAAGTATCCAAAGAAAAAAATTATGCAGGTATCACACAATGCTGAACTAGCTTCAAGGTTCGGTAGCAAGGTTCGAAACTTAATGAACACCAAGGAGTACAAACAAATATTTGGAAATGTTACACTACGGGAAGATTCAAAAGCAAAAGGCCGTTGGGAGACTAATCATGGGGGTGAATACTTTGCAGCGGGGGTTGGCGGTTCTATCACAGGACGAGGGGCGGATCTTTTGATTATTGATGACCCACACACTGAACAAGACTCAATGTCTGATTCAGCGATGGATCGTGCATACGAATGGTACAGCTCTGGCCCTAGACAACGTTTACAACCTGGTGGTCGAATATTAGTGGTCATGACCCGGTGGGCGGTAGACGATCTCACTGGTCGTTTAGTGAAGGCTCAATCAGAACCAAAAGCGGATAAGTGGAACGTAATAGAGTTCCCTGCAATTCTACCAAACGATAAACCTGTATGGCCTGAGTATTGGTCTAGAGAAGATCTAGATTCAGTGAAAGCCTCAATCTCTACAAAGAACTGGAACGCTCAATACATGCAGGACCCAACTTCAGAAGAGGGAGCGATTATAAAACGTGAATGGTGGCAAGACTACGATAAAGATTACCTCCCTAAATTACTACACGTAATACAAAGTTATGACACTGCATTTTCGAAAAAAGAATCCGCAGATTATTCAGCAATCACCACCTGGGGGATATTTGAACCTGTAGAGGGATATGAAAAATGTATTATACTTTTAGATGCTCAAAAGGGTAGATATGATTTTCCAGATTTAAAAAATTTAGCCCTTGAGCAATTTAGATACTGGGAACCAGAGACAGTGATAGTTGAAGCCAAAGCAAGTGGTCAACCGCTAATTCATGAGCTTAGACGTGCAGGTATACCTGTTATTGATTATGTGCCTGCAAGAGGTAGAGACAAGCATACACGTATAAATAGCTGTGCTCCAGTGTTCGAGTCTGGTATGGTTTTTGCTCCATTAGATGAGCACTTTGCTCAAGAAGTAATTGAGGAATGTGCTGCATTCCCTAATGGTCAGTATGATGACTATGTAGACAGTATGACCCAAGCTGTGTTAAGATATCGGCAAGGTGGATTTGTAAGTACCTATTCTGATGATTGGGATGACCCACCAATAAAATTAGAAAAGGAATATAAATATTATTAGGAGAATTTTATGGAAAGACCATTTAAACCAGGTGAAAGAAAAAAAGGTCGCGTTACTCAAGTAAGTGTTAATACCCTTAAAGAGGACAGAGAAAAATTAGGACCAAAAAAATTTAAAGAATTAATGGAAGGTCAAAAAAAGACAGGTATGTTGATAGGTGGTCAGGCAGAATTAGACAAGAACAAAAATAATAAAATTGATGCTGAAGATTTTAAAATTTTAAAAGCAGAAAAAAAGGCCAAACCAATAAAAGCATTTGCAGGTGCTTTAGCGCTTGGAGCGGGACTACTTGGTGCAAAAAAATTAATGAAAAAAAAATCTGATACAGCAACTCCAGGTATTGGTGCTGCCTCACTTATAGCAAAAAAGAAAAAAGAAATTCTTGGTAGAAGAATGGGTGGTAAAGTTTACAAAGCAAACAAAGGAATGTCTTTTGATGAAAAAATGAAAGCAGTAGAACAAGGTAAAATAGATAAGAAGACTGGTAAGTTTACATCCATGAATGCTATGAGAGAATCAAAAGGTTTTAAACCTGGAGAGAGTGCTCAAGATTTTAACAAAAGAAGACAAGCAATTTCAAGACTAGGTAAGGCTGCAAAAGCTACAAAGTTTGGTAAACTAGCTTTGGGTGTTGGAGCATTAGGAGTTGCTGCATCTCAGTTGTTAAAAAAGAAAATGCAAGAGAAAAAAGAAAATAAAAAATCTATGGGAGGACCAGCTGGAGAAAAAAGAGATATTAGAAAAGTTGAACACATGACTGGAAAAAACGAAAATAAATTTGTAGACAAAAGAAAAAAAGCTATGGGTGGCGGCATGATGAAGAAATATTCTGTAGGCGGTGGTTTAGACATGGGTGGACCAAAAGGTAAAATCATGCAAAGCATCAAAAATAAAAAAAAGAATAGTGAAAGATTAACTAGAAGAGATAAACAATTTCTTGAAGATAACGCTAAAGGTATTCCAACAAAAGCATATATGGGTGGCGGCATGATGAAAAAATATTCAACAGGTGGAGATTCCAAACTCAAGGATGATACATTCAAACCAATTTTTAAAAAATCAGAAGGCGCAAAAAAAGAATTAGCATTTGAACAAATTGATAGTGCACTTTCACAAAAAAATATTGGCTCTGGAGGTATGAGCAGAAGAGGGTTAATGAAAGTTGTAGATGCTGCGGCAGATGACAAACAATTAGAAAGATCTTTAAGAAAAAGATTAAGAGATGCACCGACAAAAGAAAATAAAAAAATGGGTGGCGGAATGATGAACAAGCCCATGGGTTACAAATCTGGTAAGTCCATCAAAGTTAAATGTAAACTAGGTAAAAACAAGCCTACTAAATTATATTAGGAGGGACGATGTCCCTTAGAAATCTTTTAGGGATTGGAAGAAGATTTCTTCAAAAGAAGAAAGAATCAACAACACCGACCACCGGACAACGGACAGTTACAGAAGGAACTCTTGAGTTACCTCCCCCAGTTCCCGTAAAAGAAGAAGTTCAATCTTTAATATTTAAACCACCAGTCGTACAAGAAGCTTTATCAACTGCTCCAATGCAAGCGGGTAATAAAACTTTTGCATCTGTTGCATTTGACAGAATCGCACAAAAAGGCGCGGGCTCATATTCAGCAGATGACTGGGCAAATTGGCTCACTGACAGAGGAAAAAGAAGAATAAAAATATTTGGAAAAGAAATTGATGAGGGTTATATCACAGCAAGAAGATTTAAACTTGATGAGGGATTTGCAAAAGGAAGTTACCTACGAGGTAAAGATCAAACTGTTCCATTAGAAGAATTGTTTGACTCAAACATAGCTTCATTCAATAGAGCTGGTGAACTTACTGGAGGCCTTTTGTACACTGCCAAACAAGCAGGTGTTAAAGTTCCAGGAAACGTTCTTGCTGAAATGGCTATCAAGAATCCTGTAAATAGATTGAAAGCAGTTGATTACGGTGTACCTCAAGGTGTAGTTGATAATGCAGAACAAACAATATCCTTAAGTTTACAAAGATTAAGAGCAATAGAAAAAGTAATTGATAACAGTGCAAGATCCAGTCCTGGATCTGACATACAATATAAAGCTATAAAAGATACATTCACAAAACTTAAAGAAGACATTGCAAACATAAGAAATGCAATTAGAGAAGGAAATTACTCTTCAATAGAGGGTTATGAAAAAAGAATTGCACAAGGAATGAGAGATGCAAAAGCTTTATCTAAAACACAACAACAAAAATTAATATTTAATAATATACAAGGTCAAATTGATGATCTTATTTCATCTACTAAAGGTGTGAGAGGCACGCGATATGCAGATGATGCGACCTATACATTACCTGGAGGAAGCAATTACAGAGAAAGTTTTTTAGTTCTTGATGAAAGCATACCTTTAAACCAAAGACCAAGAAAACCAAATCCACATTTTGATGATGCAGATGTTGCAAACCCTATCGTACATTTTAGGTATGATACTCGATATACTCCAGATGGAAAAAAAGTTTTTCTGATTCATGAAATACAATCCGACACAAATCAAAAAATTGCAAAAGGTTTAAGAGCAGCTCAAGAAAATCCTTTAGACAGCATTACTAGAACTAATCCATATCAAAACGACATGATAATAAAATTTCTTGCAGCGGAGAGAAATAATTTAGGTAAACAAATTATGTCTGGTAAACTTAGAGGTAATCAAATAGAATTAATATCAAACAAAATAAAAAATATTGATGAACAACTTAAGAATATAACAACTAAAGCTCGAGAAGGTGAAAGCTCAGTATTTGATCAAGCAACTGGCACTTACAGGAATATAAAAACTGCAGAACCTAGATTTGATTATTTTCCCTTAATTGATAGATCTTCTTACTCAAGTGCAGCGATAAAATATTTAACAAACAAAGCCGCAAAAGAAGGAGTTGATTATGTTGCAATAACTCCTGTTACTTATCTAAGTAGAACCATAGATAAAAATAGGGCAGCAGGTTTTATACAATCTTACGGATATCCAAAAGGTAACAAAAGACCAGGATCTAAAACTCTTGCTGCTTATCCTGACGTCTTAAAAAGTATTGCAAAAACTTTTGAAACAAAAGCTGGTCCAATCAAAATTGCAAAATCAGATCCAAGCAGACCATACAAGTCCTTGAAAGAGAATATAATCAATATTCCTGGAGATAAAAAATATTCAATAACCACTCACACAGATGCATCTAAAGAGGCAAAAGCAGGTTATGTGTATATTCCAAAAGAGGATATGAGATTGTATGAAGATGTTTTTTCTGTTAAAGTTACGCCAAATATGGCACAACCACAGAAAATATACAAAAAATTTGGTGGTTTCATAAACAAAAATTTATTTAGGATGAATTAATGGCTGTAGAAAAAAATAATCCAACAGTATTTGAAGAAACAGAGGAAGAAATTGAAACAACTGGTCCTATGACAGACCAGGTAGATGTTGAAATTGAGGGTGAAGAAGGATTACCTGAAGAAACAATACAAGAAGACTTTAATGCAAATCTGGCAGAAGATATGGACGAAAGAACTTTATCATCCATGGCCTCAGAATTGTCTCAAGAATATAAAAAAGACAAACTTTCAAGAAAAGAATGGGAGGATGCTTATATCAAAGGATTAGATTTACTTGGGACAAAGTACACAAGTGTAACAAGACCTTTCAAAGGAGCATCAAACGTAACACACCCAATGCTTGCAGAAGCAACTACACAATTTCAAGCTCAAGCATTTAAAGAATTAGTGCCGTCCGATGGCCCAGTACGAACACAAGTTGTTGGATTACAAACTCCTCAAATTGAAGCACAAGCAGATAGGGTCAAAGAATACATGAACTATCTTTTAATGGAGGAGATGGAAGAATATACAACTGACATGGATCAAATGTTATTTTATCTTCCTTTATCAGGAAGCACTTTTAAAAAAATTTATTACGATGCACTACTTGGTAGACCTGTTTCAAAATTTATTCCTGCAGAAGATATTGTTGTTCCTTATTACGCATCAGATCTTAAGGATTGTGAAAGAATTACACACGTCATTAAAATGACAAAAAACGAAGTAATCAAAAAACAAGCTGCAGGTTTTTATAGAGACATAGAATTATCTGAATCAAACACAGAACCTGATAATTTACAGAAAAAAATAAATGAAATTGAGGGAGTAAAAAGAACTGGTGACGATTATCTACATACAATTTTAGAAATGCATGTTGATTTAAATTTAGATGATTACGAAAAATTTGACAAAAAAGCAAAAAAAATAAAAATTCCTTACATAGTAACAATTGATGAAGGTAGCGGAGAAATTTTATCAATATATAGAAATTATAAACCCGATGATTTTAGTTACGCACGAATAGAATATTTTGTTCATTTTAAATTTTTACCTGGATTAGGTTTTTATGGTTTTGGTTTGACTCATATGATAGGTGGACTATCACAAGCTGCAACACAATCTTTAAGACAATTGATTGATGCAGGGACTTTAAAAAATTTACCAGCAGGTTTTAAGTCTAGAGGTATAAGAGTTAGAGATGACGACCAACCGATGCAGCCTGGAGAGTTTAGAGATGTTGATGCACCAGGTGGTAACATAAGAGATCAATTCTTCCCTCTACCATTTTCAGAGCCATCTGTTACTTTATACAATCTTTTAGGTTTTGTTGTGCAAGCAGGACAGAAATTTGCAGCAATTACAGACTCTAATATTGGAAATGATACCCAAAATAGAGCTGTTGGAACAACAATTGCATTGATGGAGCGTGGTTCTCGTGTGATGAGTGGGGTGCATAAGCGTTGTTACTATGCAATGCGACTAGAATTTAAAATTTTATCAAGAATTTGTGCTGAATCTTTGCCGCCAGAGTACCCTTTTGATGTTTATGGTGGACCAAGACAGATAAAATCAGCAGATTTTGACAACAAAGTTGATATTTTGCCTGTTGCAGATCCAAATATCATGTCAATGTCACAAAGAGTTATACTTGCACAAACACAATTGCAAGTAGCTCAATCAAATCCACAAATTCATAACATACATGAAGCTTACAGACGTGTTTATGAGGCACTAGGCACTAAACAAATTGAAACTTTGATGAAACCTGCACCAAAACAACCAGAACCAATGGATCCTGCAAAGGAAAATGCACGTGCATTACAAATGCAACTACTTACAGCATTTGAATTTCAAGATCACGATGCACATTTGGCAGCACACATGGCATTTATGAACTCAAGAATGGTTCAAATCAACCCACAAGTTTATGCATTGCTTCAATCACACATATCAGACCACGTTTCTTTTAAAGCAAGAGGTGAAGTCAAAGCTATGATGGCTCAAGATCCACAAATGGCGGCCATGCAACAACAAAATCCTGAACAATTTCAAATTATGTATGATGCAGAGGTAGCAAAAGCTGCCGCAAGAATCACACAGGAATTAGTTCAGTCAGAAATGCAGGCAAATGCTGCTAAACAAGACCCATTAGTGCGAATAAAACAGCAAGAAGTGGATTTGAAAGCTATGGACATGCAAAGAAAAGCGGAGGAAACACAATTTAAACAAGAGCAAGAAAATCAAAGGGCAGCTGAAAGACTTTCATTTGACTACGATAGGTTAGCAACACAAGATCAACAGTCTGAAGATAGATTAGAGATTGCGAGGCAAAAACTTGATAAAAAATAATTCAAATAAAACAAGCGGTGGAGTAAAATCAGGGCCACCACCTGAAAAAGGACCACAACCACAAGGTCTAAAAACAGGAGGATGCCCTCACAGAGAACCAGGAGTTAAATCTGATATCAAAGGCGTTAAAAACATTCAAGTTACCGGAAAAAAGTTCATCGGTTTACGATAATCTTTCTGAAAAAGAAAAAATAATATTTTTAGCAGGGGTATTTGACGGAGAGGGGAGTTTTGGCATCTGGTCAAAGCTTAAAACAAAAAAATATTTTGCATGTAGTGTAGAAATGTCTGATAAGGATTTGGTTAAGAGGTTTCATGACTTTTTTGGGGGTTGTATTTACCTTTGTAAGAGAAGAAAACTACATCATAA